GCTGGCACAGCGACCGCATTAGCAATCGCGCTTGGTTGATAGGAGTATAAGATGGCAAATGATGCTCAAGTGACAATGCAAGTGACAGTTTTGCCAGATGAGATCGCAAAGACTTTTTCGGCAAGCATGACTGTTACCCCTGATGATGCCAACGATAAGTGGTATTACAAAAAGACTAGCGTATCTAACTCTAGCACAGATTTAATTGCTGGAAACTTTCTTGATTACACAGCCGTTGATGATGACACTGCACCGACTGCTGTAGCTACAGGCGATAAGGTAAAGTTTTTGTTTATCAAAAATGTAGACACTAATAGCCGTAGTATTTATATAGTTTTGGATGCTGGTACAGCCTCATCTAGCGCAACAGACGGGATTACCATAGGTCCAAGCGAGTCTTTTGCAGCAAGATTACCTAACACAACAGTAGCAGATATTCATGCTATATCTTCTGCATCAACCGCAGAGGTCATCGTATGCGCTTTGCTTGATGATGTATAAGGAGTAGAAAATGGCTAATACCTTTAAAAATAAGGTGTTTAACGGTGAAAGCAGTCTAGCTAATTCAGACATGGCTGTTTACACCGTGCCAGCTTCTACCACTACAGTCGTAATTGGTTTAACAATGGCAAACACTGGATCAACTCAAATACTTGCAGACATTAAACTTAATGCTGGTGATATGGTTTTTCTAGCAAAAGATATCCCAATACCAGTTGGTTCTAGCTTTGAGTATATGGCAGGAAACAAAATTGTTATGGAAACAGGCCACAGTTTAATAGTGCAATCAAGTGTGGCTAATAGTTTAGATACTGTTGCGAGTATAATGGAGATTACCTAATGCCGTATCTGGGTAATGAGGTTGCTGAAAAGTTTGTAAGTAAACCCGCTGTCGATCATTTTAGTGGTGATGGTAGCACAACAGCTTTTACTCTTACTTTCCCAGTAGGTGCTGACCAAGATATTTTAGTTAGTGTGGATGGTGTTATACAAGATACAACGTCATATACAGTTTCTAGCAAAACACTAACTTTTACTGCTGCTCCTTCTAGTAACTCGGGCAACAATATTTTTGTAAATTATATGGCACGGGTATCAGCTACAGTCGCACACCCATCTACATCTGCACTAACAGCGACTACAGGTACTTTTAGTGGCAATGTGAATGTAACTGGTACGGTGGCAGCAACGACTCTTACTGGCGATGGCTCTGCCCTCACTGGCATTACGTCCGTTGTTAAATCCTTCACCACATCTGAATTAGCTGCAGACAATAGCTTAACCACGACTTCAACATCTTATGTTGCAACAGGCGCAACCATTACAATACCAGCCGCAACAGTCGCAACACTAAGTAAACTTACAATTTTTAATAATGCTTCCATGCGAATAGACAAAAATAGTCATGCTCATGCTGATATAAGGATTCAAAGAACCGCCCCTAGTGCAGCTAACTTTGGGTCAATTAGAGTGGGAGTTGTGTCGGGTGGCTCAGAAGCACTTATGAATTGTTCTACAATAGCAATTGATAGCAGTTTAGGCACCGGAGACCATACATATGCTGTTTATGTGAGAAAAGCAGATGGCAATGCGACTTACGCTGGAAACATTTATTACAATTACGATGGTCATAGAATGACTGCAGTGGGGACGTAACAATGACAAATATATCTGCAGCCTTATGTGCTTTAACACCTACAGCCGAATATACGGTAAGAGGGACAGGAATAGAGTGGCACAGTAAAGATATACCACAACCATCTGACGATGCCATTGCTACAAAAATAGACGAACTTAAAGCAGCAGAGCCTATGCGATTATTGCGTGAAGAACGTAATAGGCTTATTGCAGAAACAGATTGGTGGGCATCTAGTGACCTGACCATGACATCAGAACAAACCAAATACCGACAAGACCTACGAGATATAACCAAAACTGCTACATCATTAGATGATGTAAGCTGGCCGGAGATGCCATAAAATGCCATACATAGGAAGACCATTACAGGCTGGAGTAAGACGCAGATATATATACGCTGCTACGGCTGGGCAAACATCGTTTAGTGGTAATGACAGCAACGGCATAAGCCTAGCTTATGATGATAGTTTGTTTTTGGATGTTTATCAAAATGGTGTGCTCCTCAAACCTGTAACAGACTATACGTCTACAACAGGGACAAGTGTTGTACTAACAACTGGTGCATCTACAGATGATGTTCTTGAAATGTTGGTGTTTGATACGTTCGGGGTAGCTGACACTGTTAGCGCAAGTAATGGCGGTTCGTTTAGTGGTGCTGTTTCTATGTCAGATGATTTGACTGTGGACAGTGGCACATTGTTTGTCGATGCGAGTGCAAATCGGGTTGGTATTGGTACGACTTCACCATCACAATTACTGTCTATATCTGATAGCGGCAGTGCTAGGATGGAAATAATTTCTGGTACTTCTGGCACATCAATTATCGACATGGGCGATACGGCTGATGCTGACATAGCTGGTATTAGATATGCACACGATACTGATACTTTATCTTTTAGGTCAGGTAATGATGTTCGTATGACTATCAGTAGTGATGGCGAAGTGCTAAAGCCAGCACAGCCAGCGTTTCACGCTTATCCCGATAGTAATATCGCAGTGAGTAATTCCACTAGCTTAACCACATTCGCTGCTAATACTGAAATTTATGATATAGGGTCAAATTATAATACGAGCACTTACAAATTTACTGCGCCTGTCACTGGCAAGTATTTAATTAAGTGGGCTTTTAGATTAGATAGTTCTGATGCGGGAGCAACTTATTATTATTACAGAATATACACCAGTAATAGAACATACGACCAAATTGTAGATATCACCTCAGATGAAACATATTCAGCCCCACATAACATAGCGATTGTTGATTTAGATGCTAACGATGAAGCCTACCTACAATATCAACAATATTCAGGAACCAATAATCACGCGACAGTAGTGTCCAATTCAGCATTGACTTACATACAAGGCATTTTACTTGGTTAATCGAGGAGAAAATAGATGTCCTTAACTAAAATAGGTGATGCAGGGATGCCAGCAGGGGCTGTGTTGCAAGTTGTAAGCGCCGCGAAAACTGATACGTTTTCATCTAGCAGTACGTCCTTAGTTGATATTACGGGGTTAAGTGTTGCAATAACCCCATCATCAACTTCAAACAAAATTCTTATTATTGTGAATTGTGCAGTGACAGGTGCTGATGCAGGGGTTGGTTTTAGTATTGTGCGAGGTTCAACCGAAATTTATTTAGGTGATGCGGATGGAAGTAAATCAAGATTTTCAATGACGGGTTTTTACAGTTCTGGTTCTCCAACACAATATGCTGCGGGTTCTAATCACGCTTGTTTTTTAGATTCACCAAGCACCACAAGTGCCACAACATATAAACTACAAGGAAAAACTCGCAGTGGTGCATTTTATATAGGTCGAACTGTCTATGATTTGGATAATGATAATGCCTCACGGATGCCTTCTTCTATTACCGTCATGGAGATTGCCGGATGAGACATGAAGCAATAAGAAGTCTTTACGCAAATGTTGTCTCTATAAATGGTGATGGCGACAATGCTGTAGCGACAGATAAAGATGGTAAGGTGGTATCTTGGGATGCTTCTGCCGTAGCAACCAAAGAAGCTGAACTTATTGCTGAATTTAAGCTACAAGAACTACGCACAGAACGTAACAAGCGTATTGCCGAAACCGACTGGTGGGATATGTCAGATACAACTGCCATGACAGATGCACAGAAAACTTATCGCCAATCCCTACGAGACATAACTAAGACAGCCACATCACTGGATGATGTTACTTGGCCTACAAAACCATGAGGAAGCTAATCGGGCGAAATAACCCTGTCATAAAGGAGACATAAAATGGCAAATCATACTAAGTCAGTTGTACTGACTGATCTTCAACAACAAATTTTAAGCAACGATTTATACAATGACAGTGATAATGCTGGGCTTGATACTTGGATACAAGCAGCAGTTGACGGCAAAATCAATAACTGTTGGAAACGAATGCAGTCAGAGTGGACAACTAAGTTAATGAATGACGACAGCTTTACTGATCCAATCCCTTCTAATCAAGCTGATTTTGTTGCTTTGGTATTAGCTCGTTCCGATTACAAAAACCGTAAAGCAAGGGATGATGCCGCAAGCATCGGAGGCTAAATATGAGTAAAGCAGCAGAACTAGCCGCACTGATTGGTTCAGGTCAAGCGCAAACTGCGTCCAATCTTATAATTAATGGTTCTAATCAAATTGCACAAAGAGCCACAAGTTCTACATCAAGCGGTTATCAAACTGTAGATAGAACACGGGCAGAGTTTAGTGGTGCTTCCGTTACACAATCACAACAAGCATTGACTTCTGGCGGTCCGTATAATGATGGTCATAGGTTTTTCTTTAGATGTGCTAATACAAGTACATCGTCAGCTACAAATGCTTACCTACAGATAAACCAAGAGATTGAAGCACAGAACGTAGCCACTTCAGGTTGGGATGCTACCTCTAGTAGTTCATTTATCACAATGTCATTTTGGGCAAGGTCTAGTTTAGCTGGAACCTATAATATACATTTACGAACCCATGATGGAACAGCAAGAAGTTTTAGCACCACATTTACTTTAGTAGCTGATACATGGAAAAAAGTAACTGCGACAATTCCCGGCAATTCTGGAATCACGGTAACTAATGACAACGGAATTGGACTACGCTGTTATATAATAGTTCATTATGGAACAAATTATACAAGTTCAGGACACACGAGTGACGCTTGGCAAACTGTGGACACAGCCGATTTGACAGCCGATTTTGCACAAAACTGGTCTAATACGGCTAGTGCTACATTTGACATGACGGGCTGGCAGGTTGAGGTTGGAGAAGTAGCCACGGCTTTTGAGCATGAGGACATAGGAACTACGTTACTCAATTGTCAGCGATATTATCACGATTTTTTGTTTGGTGGCTCTAATTATTTTTGGATGCACCCGTTAGGCACTGATTCAACAGGGCATTACAGAAGAGCAAGTATACCATTACCAACAACAATGAGGGCAGACCCAACTGTTACTGTTACTGCAACAACTAATGGTTCTTTTTCCTCTGGCAGTTACCCTTCAGCAGAAGGTAACGACCATAGAAATTATGTAGGGCTTGTTGGTGATGTATCGGCAGAAAGTTCATACGCCTATGTCACCAGCCTAAAACTGGATGCGGAGTTATAAAATGATTTTTGAAAACGCAAAATATTATAATAAAGCATCTCCCGCACCAGAAAATACACAAGAAGGTATAAAAGTTACTTGTGATGGTGTACTTGTTTGCGTTCCACTTGACCCAGCCAACCGCCACTACGCAGAAATTCAAAAACAAGTAGCGGCTGGCACTCTAACCATAGCAGATGCGGATTGATGAATGCCTCTAAGCAAACTACAGTTCAAACCCGGAATCAACAGAGAGGGTACAAACTACTCTAACGAAGGCGGTTGGTTTAACGGCGATAAGATTCGTTTCAGAGCAGGATATGCAGAGCGTATAGGCGGTTGGACTCGTGTATCAAACACACAAGTTACTGGTACTCCTCGTAAAATATTTGACTTTGTCACACTGACTTCTCAAAACCTATTGTTTATAGGCACAGAACAAAAAGTTTTGTTGGAGAACGCGGGCACTTTTAGTGACATTACACCGATTAGATCCACGGTTACATTGGGCAGCAACCCTGTAAACACATCAGGCGGGGCAGGTAGCGGTGTGGTTACTGTTACAACACAAGCGGCACATGGCGCGATAACCGGGGATTTTGTTACACTCGCCAGTCTTACTGCTACAGACGGTATAACAACAGGTCAACTTAACAAAGAGCACACAATTTCGTCTGTTCCAAGCACCACTACTTTTACAATAGATACAGGTGGCGCTGCATCTTCTGGCAGCACCGCAGGTGGCGGTTCAAGCGGCACGGCAGCGTTTCAAATAAATATTGGTCTTAACACCACCGTTCTTGGTGCAGGTTGGGGTGCAGGCACATGGGGTCGTTTTACTTGGGGTTCTGCCGCGGGGTCTCTATCCGGTCAAACTCTACGCCTATTTTTTGCGGATAATTTCGGTGA